TTTTGCTTGCGTGGTGTGAGGGCGAAATCGAATCCGTTTCCAATATCAAGGTGAATGGAAATCCAATCGAGAATTATTACAGCGCAAATTCTGCCGACCCATACGGGCAAGGGGCGGAAGTCACGACGAAGCTTGGCAAAATAAACCAGACATCGATTCAGGGATTTGGCGAGCTTCACAATATCAGCGTCATCGGGTCGGTCTTGCAAAAAAATATACCTGTTATTTTTTCAGGCGTTACCGCCACAGCGAAAGCCTTCAAACTAGAATTTGAAATCGATAAACTTTATAAAAAAGAAATTGATTCTCAAAATATATTTTCATGGGCGATGACAATTCAGGTAGAAATAAAAAAGATAGGAGAGTCAAATTATACGACTTTGGGAAGCATCGAAATCTTAAAAAAGTCGACATCGGGATTCAAACGATACTTTAAAACAGAATATCTGGATGAGGGTATTTACGATATCCGCGTGACAAAGATAACCGACGATGCCGATGTTGGAAGCGGTGCGCTCACATTTGGAGATGTCACTCTTTCCTCAATCGATGAGATTAGCACGGAAGATTTGGAATATCCGACCGTCGCCCTAACTGGGATGCGTCTGCTTGCGTTAGAAAATCTGCAAGGGAATCTACCGAATGTCACAGCATTGGTTACTGGGAAGAAGGTCAGAATACCAAAGGTGACTTTTGATTCTGGAGGAACCGACGTTGCTGATTGGGAAGAATACTATTATGACCCGATTGCCAGCCGATTCAAACGCTTGGCGAATGATGCTGTCCTATATTGGGATGGCGTGACCTATATCGAGGCGTGGTCAGCGAATCCCTTCTGGTGTTTACGGGATATCATTTTAGCAAAGCGATATGGCTTGGGAGATTATGTCGCGTCGGATAGAATCCATGAGCAGTCATTCCTAACATCAGCTCTTTACGCTGACGAGGCGGTCTTGAATGAACAGGGGAAAAAAGAAAAAAGATTCCGATTAGACCTCGCCATCGATAGCCAACTACGCGCCCCCGATGCGATTGCCATAATTACGAAGTCGTGCCGAGCTATCGTTTTCCAGAGCGAGAATTTGGTAAAGGTGTCAGTCGAGAGGGCAGAACAAACAAGAGCACTTTTTACCATAGGGAACATTATCGCTGGCTCTTTCCAGTTGAAGTATCTGACCAACCGAGTCCCGAATGTCCTTGTGGTCGATTTTATAAATAAGGATAAAAATTATTTGAGGGATAGGGTCGAGCTTGCCGACCCCACGCAAGCGTTGCCAGATGTTTCTCCGATAAGTGAAACAATGCAAATGGCTGGAGTCACAAGGCTCACGCAACTAATGCGGGAATCACGGGTGCTTTTAAATAAGCTGAAAAATAATAGACGGCAAATTTCTTTTTCAGCATTTTTCGACTCTGTCCTTTTGCAACCGAATGACATCATCTCTTTCCAGCACGACTTACCAGCATGGGGTGATGGCGGGCGCATCGATATTTATAATTCCAACACGGTCGTGAATCTCGATAAATCCATTATTCTCGAACCTAACGCGGTATATGAGTTACAAATAAGAAATCCTCTGACCGATATTCCAGAAAGCCGAATCGTTACGAATATCCCAGGCGTATATCAATCGCTGACCGTATCAGTTCCATTCAGTTTCGTTCCACAACAAAACGACCTTTGGGCATTAGGAATACAAGACATCGATATCCAAAAATATCGTATCAACAGAATAGGAAAAGACGAATCGGGCGTGGTAAGTATTTCTGCTATTGAATACAACGAAGCCGTCTATGACGAATCCGCGATAATTATCCCGAAGGATATTTATAAGCACACCTCACTTGATATTCCCAATGTGCAGAATTTAGAGCTACAAGAAATCCATAACAAATTAGAGAACGGACAGGTCGAAACAAAGATACAAGTGTCTTTTCGGATTCCGCCAAAATCCTCTAAGTATTTAAAACAGCCGAAGACATTCGAAGTTTGGGTGTCTGACAATGATGGGGCATCGTGGAATTATGCGCTGAACACAGACAAAGAATTTTATGTGATTCCTGATTTGGTAACGAAAGGAATCAATTATCGCGTCGCCATCGTATCAGTTCTGGATAGCGGTGAAAAAAATCCGATTGCGACAAGCCCACAGCAAACGATTCAAATCGTTGGGATAGATTTGCCGCCAGGAATCGTCACCAATTTTTCATTCAAATTTACCGATGAGATTGAGTTCGCTTGGGATAAAAATCCAGAGCCAGATGTTGCTGGATATGAAATCCGAACAAACGATGACGGGTGGCTGTCCGAGGGAGTGGGTCTTATTTGGCGTGGTCAGGCGACCAAATTTATTCTCGTCCGACCTGGGGCGCGGTCAGGCGTTCAGTATTTTATTCGAGCGTTCAATACGGCTGGTCTGATATCCTCAAATTCTACTCTTATCGTTCCGACGAATCCGAAGCCGACGGCTCCGCTTCCAGTATTCACCAATCTTTTCGAAAAGGCTTTCATCACTTGGGCGGCGGTTCCAGATAACGATATTCAGCATTACGAGATATGGCAGAACGATGAGCCGACATTTTTTGGAATCGAGCAAGCGCAAGAACTGATTGTCGCAAAAGTTTCTTCAACTCAATTCGTTGCGCCCGTTCCTTACGCGACGACCTATTATCGAGTTGTCGCTGTCGACCGATTCGGAAGAGGGGATTTTTCCTATGTGATGGAAATCCCGCTACTTCTTTTAAGTGGTGGGTCGATTGCCCCCAATTCAATCACAGCAACGGAAATACGAGATGACTCGATTACCTCTCCCAAGCTTACCGCTGGTTCGGTAACCGCTGGCAAGCTATCCGTCGGCTCTGTTGTCGCTCAAAATATAGCGGTAGAAAATCTCGGGGCGATATCAGCTAATTTAGGACGAATTGTTTCTGGTGAAATTGTCGGGGCGTTAATCAAAACATCGCCAGACCCTTATCGGGTCGAGCTAGACAGCGTTGGCTTGCGAGCGTATGACAATCTTGGCAGACAAACCGTCGCCCTTGAAAGAGGAAAGCTCTGCCTAATCGACCCTGCAAATCCAGATAATTATTCTTACATGGATTCTGGCGGTCTGGTTCTGCATACAAAATATGGCGATAATCCTTATGCCACAAGAATCACATCGGGTGTTGCTCTCACGGGAACCACCGTATGCCTTCCTCAATGGAAGGGTCAGCCAGACATCTTGTTGGGAATAAAAAAATTAAAATCATATAGCGCGGCGAGCAAAGAATCCGACCAAGAGTGGTGCGTCTATACGGATGGATTGAAATCATACGACTTCGGTGGAGCGAACTTCGGATGGTGCTTCGATGTCCATGCACAGTTGAGATTGCCTGGAGGCACAAGAGCCGAAAGCGTTTATAATTCTACCTTTGGAATTATTAAGACCACGGGAATCAATACCTGCTCGGCAATAGTCGTTGCGATAGTTCAGGTGTGGTGTCACCAGAACGCGCCAGACCCAATTTGTTATGCGTGTCTTTGCTATTCAATTCTATATAGAAAACAAGGCGATGTGACGTGGTGCACGAAGAGTCAAACATTCCTAACGCCGCATAACACCTGTTCCGAAATAAAACAGACCTACTCTTTAATAAGCACGGTTCCTTTCGGGGCTTCTGGAACATTCGAAGTCCAAATCGTAGAAACTGCTCGTCAATATATCGTGTCACCATTTGTAACTGGAACTCCCGTTTGCCAGAGCGTCGTTTGTTATCAGACCGTTGATTGCTCGCATTGTTATACGATTTTTTGCAATTCAGGCGGCGGTGGTAGTGTTTCGACTTCTTTGAATAGTTCTAACCAAGCGATGAGATGCACAGCTACTCCCTATGTCGGATTCAATAGTTTGCCTGGAATGATATCCTCAAATATCGTTTATTCGTTTATCGTTTCTCTTTCAGCAAGGGCTGGCTATGGGACGAGTGCTTCCGCGTCAGCGAATGTCAATGGGGCGAATTATAGCCGAGCGTATAATCCATACCAGCCGTGGCAAGCCCAATTTCAGGGAAGCGGTTCTGTTGGCGGACTTCAAGTGCCGATTACGCTTACAGCCGAAGCAAGGTCAATTTACACCTACCAATACGAAGGTGCTAGCGCAAGCGTCAGCGTCGACATGAACATCACTTATTTGATGTGTTGCACCGATGTCCGTCAATGTTCATATCGAGTCTGTGAAACAGTTTGGATTGGCGGTGCTTGCAATTCAAACATTACTGGATTCAAATCCATGTGCGAAATCACAAGTTCCAATACAATTCTCGACCCTGCTGGAGAAGTAAATTATCTTGCGGTGGCCTATCGTTGAGTTATAATCTTTATTAAAGGAAAATTCACTATGCTCGGAGTTTCACAAGAAGCGTTGGGCAAGATTAAAACTTTTGTCCTTCTCGTCACAGGTGGCATCGGTCGTAACATCTGCGCCACAGCCGTCGTAAGAAATCTTAAAAAAGCCCACCCCGATAAAAACATAATAGTCGTTTGCGGAGTAGCGGATATTTTCTTAAAGAATCCAAACGTCTATAAAGTTTATAACCTCAATCAGCCGTTTTATTTATTTGAAGATTATTTTTTAAATGGTTCGAGCATGGTTATAAATGTAGAGCCATACCAGCACCCCGAATATCTCGCCAAGAGGATGCACTTTACAAAGGCATGGTGCGAGCTGATTGGAATACCTTGCGAGGACATCCATCCTGAAATCTTTTTTACGGATATGGAGAAATCCCTAGCCCTTGACTATACGAAAGGATTCAGCAAGCCACTCGTTTTGTGTCAGTTCGAGGGTGGTAAAGTTCCGAACGATAAAACGAATAAGGAAAGATTGGTTGCCAAGAGCGCAATGTATCGACGCTCGATACCCGAAAAAGTTCAACAAGAAATTACCGATGGTCTTATCGAGAGAAATTTTATACCTGCCGTGGTTGCGCACGAAAATCAATTCATTCCCTTGAAGGCCGAGAAAATCTTTTTTTCTGCCAGAGCCATCACCGCCCTACTTCCTCACATCCAAAATGTTATTTGCATCGACTCGTTCTTATTACATGGGACTGCTGTTTTTAAAAAGGAAGCGATTGTCTGCTGGGCTGGAACAAGCCCAGAAGTCCTTGGATATTCCTTTCATAAAAATTTAAGACGGGCGGTCTGCCCAACGCCAGAATGTCATAGACCGAACAGCTATCTATTTGATTTGGAACCAAACGGATTCCAATGGGAATGCCCTTATAACGACAAATGCACGGGCTACGAATCGTCCGAAATACTAAAAGCTTTCGACGAAAAGACTGAAAGCAAAAAGGGAGTAGAAATCGGAACAGAGGAACGGATAGAAATTGGGCTTAACGGAAATTCCGAAGTAAGAGTCCATTCAAAGTAGTATGGTAAAAATAGGGAGGTCGAAATGATAAAAGGTAAATTGATTATCATCGCCATGTTTTGTGCGCTCGCATTGGTAGGATGCGCCACCGCAAGACAAGCCGTTGATGACTATCAGTCTGGCGCAACCGCGCCTTTGCAAACAACCGTGAATCCGACCACTGGCGAGACAGTTGTTGAGCAGAGTCCGCGTGCATCGGTTCAGCCGATTATCGATATCGTGTCAGGGATTCCAGTCGTTGGTGGCTATGCCCCGCTTCTCGGAGGACTTCTGGCGGCGTTTGCAACATGGAAGCGCGGTCGTAGAATAAGAAAAGGAAAAGCAGTATCGCCCAATCCGATTACAGGCCATTGGGGTCAATCAATAGGAATAGAATCACTTGTTCAAAATCTATCACAAATAATTACAGGCGCGTTTGAGGTCGGGGCTGACGGCTCTGGATTAAAACGCGGATGGAAGGTCGGTTTGTCGACCGCTCTATCGCTAGGTGCTGGCGCGGTTATGATACCTGCTGTGCAGGATTTCATCATAAAAACTCCATCGATTGCCGCCGCCATCATAGGTCTATCAGCGTTGTTCGGCGGGCTGGAAAAAGAAGTGTCAAAGGTATTGCCTTTGCCGCCGAAACCAGTATAGCCAAAGGAGGATGGAATGAAGAAGTTGACCAATAAGAAATTGCTGATTATCGCCATCGTAGTTGCTGTTGTGGCTGGCTTGTTATATTTTATGACAGCGGCTAAAAAAGCGACCCCGACGATTACAACGGAACTTGTGGCTGGAGAAACTTCAGTTGCTATTAAATAAGTGACTTTGCTCTCATCATGCGGCTCTCGATGTGTATCCCGCGAGGGATAGGATTAAAGGCGAAAGAGCGATACAAGCCGATTAAATCCCGCTAACACATATCCGCG